GACTCGCAACGCTAGGTCTCGGGGCTCTAGTTCTCTACGAAATGAGCCGACAGCAGAGGGGGTCGGATCTAGTGAAGCGCGGAATCCACCCGAACAGCAGCCTGACGACGGGCCAGCACAACGCGAGCGACTGGAATCACCCGGCGAGCCACCAGATCTGGGTGGACACGCCAGTGAACACGGTTCTGAAGAGCTGGCCGGGAGGGCGGAGCCTGGAGCAAGTGTACCGCCAACAGAAGGCCCAGTACGTGAAGGAGGCGAGTGAGAGTCCGGGAGTGAATCTAGTAGCACACACAGTGGCTTAGGCTTTTTCTGAATACATCTAGCAGTAGAAAACATGCCGCAGCTTCAGATTAATCAGGGTCCGCAGGACGCGCTTCTGTATGACAACTCGCGCTCCTACTTCACCAACGTCGGCTACGTTCGCACCTCTAACTTCCAGATGGAGCTGCGCGACGTCGACTCCCAGAACACTGCCAAGCTCGGCTCCACTGTCCAGTTCGTCATCCCCAAGGCTGCCGACCTGCTCGGTCCAGTTGACCTTGTGCTTAAGATGAAACCTGCCACAACTGGAGTCGCGTCGCCGCCCAGTGGGACACATGCCTCGTGGGTCAAGAAGTTTGGCTTTGCCTGCATCGACCAAATTACCTTCTCCGTCGGCTCGCATGACATTGAGAAGATCACCGGTGACCAGCTCGACATTATTAACGAGCTGATGCGCGACGATGAGTCGCGCTACACAGACATCGTTGGCAATATTGCTGAGGCTCATTCTGGCTCTACAAATTTGAGTATTATTAATGCCAGTACCTTGACTGATGGGGGAGATTTCATTGTCCCGCTCGGCCTCTTCTTCACGAAGCACCCGTCGCAGTACTTTCCACTGGCCGCAATCGCGGGGTGCAACGACGTGCGCATCACGATCCGCTTCCGTCAAAAGAACGATCTGATTTACTCGTCTGATGTAAACTCTTCAGGAACTCCTGACATTGATTCGAAGGACGTGAATGCTGACATCGAGACGGCACAGCTGCGCTGCCACTACATCCACGTTACCGGCCCTGAGGCTAGCACGCTCATGAACAAGGAGCACGTCCGCCTGCTTAAGCTCTGGCACCACGACAGCAAGATTGTTAAGGACTCTGATACCAAGGTGTCCTTGGATCTCTCCTTCCTGCACCCCGTTAGTGAGCTTATCTTGGTCCTGCGCAAGAATGCCGATTTCACCTCCGGTGACGAGGACACGCGCGACTTCTACTCATACAAGGGCCACATGACAAAGTTCCAGCTCACACTTAACGGACAGGACCGCCACCCGTCGCTCAGCTCTGGTATCGACAAGAAATACATCCAGGATCGCCTCATGCCCATGCTACACAGCAACACGTCGAGCAACCACAGTAATCCCGCTGATGCAGCACTGCTGGACCGCAAGGAGATCATCGTCTACCCCTTCTCCCTCAACCCTGAGGGCTCGAACCCGGCTGGCGCCGTCAACTTCTCAAAGGTGTCACACGCCAAGCTGACCGTCGAGCTCGGCAAGGACAGTGCTGGAGCCACCATGAGTGGAGAGCACACGCTCGATGTGTATGCCGTTTATTACAACTGGCTGCAGATTAAGGACGGCCGCGCGCTTACCAGCTTTGCGTAGATTATCTAAAGCTGTTAATGTCATGGACGACCAAGTACTACACTTACTCACCACACTCGGCGAAGCGACAGGCATTACTGGTCTGATCGCAGCCACCGCAGCTATACTAATTAAGATGATACGCAGAAACGGCTGCACGTGCAGCCTGTTCAGTTGCTCTGGGTCGCAGCTGTTTGTTCTAGACTGTGAGAAGGGCGCTCCAGGCAAGCGCCATAACACCGAGGAGTCGACTGATGACTCAGCGAGTGTCTGATTCTTTCTAAAAGGTGTGTAAATTGCTCTATGAGCTACATAATAGCAATAGACGTGGGCGTCAAGAATCTTGGCGTCTGCATTTTTGATTTTAGATGTGCAAAGATAGTAGAGTGGGCCAATATTGACCTAGTTGCGCAGGGGCGGTACCTGCCACAACATAACGTGACATACGTGCGCAACTTCATCCACCGCTTCAAGCCCTATTTTGATGACCTCTTCGCCCTCGTCATAGAGAAGCAGATGCGGATGAATATGCGCATCATAGAGAGTGTGTTCGAGGCGCTCTTCTTCGAGCACTGTGTGCGTGTCAGCCCGCGCTCTGTCAAGGTGCACTACGACATTAGTACAAAGAACTACGCCGGTAACAAACGCAAGGCGGTGGAGTGGGCGATGCAATTTGTCGCGAACAACCCCAAAACCTTCAAACCATGGGGAGGATGCCTCATAGACAAGTTTCAGACGGCAAAGAAGCAGGATGACTACGCTGATGCTCTGCTGCTGCTCATGTACTACCTCGACACTTATTCCAATCAACTAACTACTGCAGTGCCAGATTTTGTCGATGTCCTCCTTCAAGGGTGATCAACTCTACGGCTCTCATGCTGATGATGCTCAGTACGACTCGCCCAACAGCGATGAGCATGTTGAGGAGGCAGTTAGACCTCCGATTAAATTTTTTCACACGTTTGTTGAAGAGTGGTACACCGAACTAGAGTCTATGTACAACGAGTATGTTAGATCTGGCAGGGAGATATTTGGAGGCGCATTCTTCCAGCTAGGCACAATTGCAGATTTCTCGGCTCACATATGGCAGTTTACACAGCCGGGCGAGTTGCGCACTCTTTCTAGACCCGGGTTAGAGTTAGTTTACAGATGAGTCCCTGGGTAATTGGACTTGGAGCCGCAGCACTCTATCTCTTCAACAAAAATACGCAGCTTGTCAGCCGCCTCGACCAGGCGGTAGATGAATACTATGACGCGGTTAAGCCAGCAACCGACGGCGTAACTTCAGCCGAAATTAGAGGGACCCAAGCTCAACCCGACAGCTTTCTTACCTACGGGGACATGAATGCTGCAGTTCCAAAGGAGCGCCAACTCATGCTAGAAGCGGGGCGTGCTAAAGCAGCCGAGGAGGTCGCTCAATTCGACTCTCCTAATTGTGCTCTCCCTAGGATCGAGGGTGTGATGCTTCAGTTTGACCGGAGCGGGGTTTAGTAGTAGAGAGACGCTTCTTGTGTCTCGCGCGGTTTCGCTCCTGAGTGACCTCATATGACTCCTTGTTCTGTTTTACGACCGCTTGTTGAGCCATGTATGCGTGATGAGCTTGCATCTGTGCCTGATATGCCTCTCGCTGCGCACGGACATGTGGCGTATACTTGTCTTGCAGGTTAGCAAACCATCCGTCCAGTTCATTGCTAAGTTGATTGCTAAGCTGCGCCGTTAGGTGATTGACTTGACGGTGGTCTGACATATTCACTATTACTGTTGGAAGATTTTTCTAGACCCATGTCGTTATGACGGTGTCCCTGACCAGCATTCCCCTCGTGGGTCAGTATTTTGACTGTGGTAACATGTACAAATCTATGGCAGCTGGTGCTCTCATGGCTTTCACTAATACGGATGCGGCACTCCCGTTTGGCGTGTATACGCACTTTGCGCTCGCGGGCGTCGCTATGGATGCCTTCTGTAAGGGCAGGTACACCCCCGACTTTGATAAGCAGTTGGCTTACAACGCGGCGGCGGGTATTGCGGGTGGTCTAGCGATGCGTACCATTATGCCTAGGGGTGGATTCACGATGCCCATTATTGGTAAACCTGTGTAATTTCCATGAAAGTTCTACATAAAGATGGTCACTCTATCACACCGTGCGCGTCAGCCGAGCAAGTCACAGCTGACGTCACACTGTCAGTGGTGCTGCTCGATCTCTGAGAAGAAGAAGCTGTTCAAGCTCGTCGATGGGCCAGTCGAACACTGGTTCTGCGACAAAAACCACGCAGAGTTGTGGCTGGAGTTCAGACACAAGGCAAAGACGTATCACCTTTGCCGGATGCTTCCGCAGGAGCGCGCAGCTGCACTTGCAGGTCGCACAATGGAGCAACAAATTTCTATTTTATACTCTGAGCTATGCGATCACAGCCCATTGTGAGTGCACTACTCGCTTTCGCGCTATACATCACGGTGATGTGTCCATGTCGCAAAACACTTAGCTGTCACCTGCCTCAGTTCTACGGGTCGGTGGCTGCAGCTTCTGTACTGGTATTCATAGAAAATCAATAGAAATAGAGTTTTTAGCCATAGTAGCGACTGCGTTAGGCCGTAAACTTAAAGCACTGCGCGGGTGGCTGTATTGAGAGCGTTTCACCGGCCGTCACCTCAGCCGGCTCGTGGGATGCCCTGTGTTGTGCAAACCGGTGCGCTATCTCAGCCCTGGCATTGTCCCAGAGCTCACGCTTCTTACATCCGATAGCCTTGGCGCGCATTAACTGATTGTGCTCTCTGATAGCTTCAGACACGCGACGTGCGTGCGCAACCTGCACACGTCGCTCCTCTGTGGCCAGCTCCTCCTCCATCTCCTTTGCCAACACCTGCTCGCAAGAGGTGCAAAGATCCTGTGCACAGGTAAGGACCTCCACCAATTTCTCTGGATTCATCATTTTATCACAGTCGACCTCCACCCAAGCCAGGCCAGCTCCGGTCATGTCCGCGTACTTAATCGGCTCGCACATGTGCGTATTGTACACCTCGATCGCTCCCACAACGCGTCCATCGTTGTCTAAGATGCCCACGTCCAGGTAATACTGCCTGTCTCCCACCTTAAATGGTACCTCCTCCTTATACGTGCCATCGGGTATCTCTATATTAAAATGCAGGTGGCATCTAGGACATGTCTTGTAGAACTGGAAGCGCTTAACACTGGCGGCATGCTTGGCCGCCTTGTGCATAGCACCCTCTCCTCCACAGCCGTCACCGTTATGGCGGAAGTGGCCAATCACGGGCCACGCGATGCCATTCTTGTTCCTCTTGTGCGCCTTACACCAGTGCATGGCGCCACCACAGCCGTAGCAAGTGGGGTTGCCACTGGGCCCAAATACCGGCCCATGCTCGGATCTAGCCACGCGGATGAAGTCGTCCTCCATGGCACCATACTATTAGAATTTGGTCTAAAAATAAGAAATAATTGCCGCCGCAGTTTTCTATAGTATTTCTTATACACAAATAGCATGCTCTACTTCATCCTGCCGGTCGCGACAACTCTCACTCTAGTAGTCTTAAGCCACACTTGCATGCCGGCAAAGGTCAAGCTTAAGCTCGAGCTAGGCCACAATATTCTGGCCTCTGAGTGATGCTGCTCACATTACTGCTTGCCTGGGTGTACAGACATGGGTTCATGGAACTCGGATATCGACCCGTTCGAGAAGGGGGGCTGTCCGATGTGTTGTGGACTAAGGGGGCATGCGAGGCTGAGGAAGATCCTGTACTACGAGCTCGACAACGAGTACAGGAACGCGAAGCGGGAGGCGAAGCGACTTGCTACCTTATACAACGAGGCGTGCTGGTACAACTTTGAGACCCAAGCACGCCATTGGAACGAGCCGTGGCACGAGACGAACGAGAATACTCGCTTGTGTATGCATTCGCACAAATACGGGACTAGAGGCACGCGCGAGGTGGGTGTGTTTGACATCTACTACTACGGCATACAGAGCGGTGCGCCACCCCTTCCACCGGAGATCGTCGCATCAGAACTAAGAGTCGCTCGGGCCTATGAAAAGCACCTCGAGGAGGAGCGCTTCGCGCCCTACGACTGGGCGCCTGGTGGGCGCAAATATGAGCAGCACCGCCGCGAATGTGAGACTGCAAAGATTCTAAAATGTTAGTATAAGTATGCAGCAGATGGACTGGATTGACACTCAAAATGTGATATCGTGGGACGGCAGGTCTAAAAGACAGCGTCGGGCACCACCCAAGACATACTGGGAAGAGTACGTTGAGACGGACGAGTGGTACCAACAGGAGCTTCTTGGCGATGTGCCACCAGAGGAGCTGCAGGCGGCGTGCTTTGACTCAGATATAGACGATAAGGAGAGCGATAGCACCATTGGTGAGGAGGAAGAGGACGTCGCATATTCTGAAGTTGCAAGTGAGGATGCCTCAGAATCAGACACAGAGTCGATCATCAGTGCAGCAACAGAAGCAGTCGAAATCGTCGTGCACGTCACAGACGACGACGACGACGACGAAGTCATCTCGTCCGATGAAGGGGAGCCAACAGGCGAAGGATCAGATGGCGAGAGTGAGGGAGGCTCAGTACCGCAAACACGGGTTGATCCAGTAGATTAAGAATATCTGAGATATTAATACACTGATGTTAACACCGATGCAACGTGGCGCACTTTTCTGGGGTGTATGCATCCCACTGAGGTCGTACCTTAGCAGCAAGGGGGACGACGCCACTCTGCGCGCCTTCGCGGCTGTAATAGGCGGCAGGTGGCTATTAGGGTACGAGAACGGCGATGAGGGTATGTTTGGCGGGCCGTCGTGGTGGAAGGAGGAGAGGCCCCTTCACGGCGCGCTGTGGGCGGCCTATGCAGCGACTGGAAACTCACAGTTTCTTAAAGTAGACACAGCAGTGGGTGCAGCAAACTGGATCTTTTCTAATACTGGTTTAATATGAGTGTGGTGGTGAACGCACCTGCGGTAGTTGCAAGTGTGGCCGCACTGTTTATTATTTCAAATGGCGTTGTGAATCGTTACCGACACATGAACGCCACACAAGAGAGTAGTGCATCTGCGCAGAAGGAGAACCTGCGACTGTGGACTACAATTTTCCCAGGCTTGTCGTAAGAAGAATGCTTTCGTTCCCTGGCATAAATCGTCGCAGGAATCGTCGGCACTTACACAACTTGCAAGAGAGAAGAACAGCGCAACAAACAGTGCTGCAGGTTAACCAGGTGGTCTTTCCCGACGGAAGCTCAGTGGCAGGTGCAGGCGGCAATCTTGACACGGAAGTGACAACCAACACTGAAAGTAACGACTATCAGTTTCTCGTCACCGATCGGGGCATTACCGATGCACTAGAGGATATCACAGCTGAAAGCGTGACAGTAAATCAATACACCATTGCTGACGTCAACATACCAGCTGACGGTACCGTGACCCTCGGTAGTGACCAGCTGCCAAACGTAGAAGCCTGGCACAACGTGACACCACTTGACTCAACACTACCGGACCAGACCGTCAATAGCTTCGTATATGCAAAATCGGCTACTCCACACATTAATAGTGTTGTATATGGTATAGACCAATCCACTACGGGGGGGGAGTACCTTGAAATTAAAGAGCCAGGCGTCTATGAGATAGAGGCTGACATGTATTGGGTGTCAGCTGTTTCAGTGGGGACCGAGAAAACGATCGCCACACAGCTATACATTTCGCGTGTTACACCGTATGGCGTTGGTTGGACCTATGTATGGTTTTCCGGGATTGGCCCAGTATCAACTTGCTTCATGTTTGGGAACGTGAGGATGGGCTCCACGAGCGTGAGCACCGTTACCCAGTGTGCTGCTGGGGATAGGGTTCGAATAATGGCTGTAGGAACACTTGCCTCGAGTGGTGCACCAGAGGTCACGTCCCCACCTGGTCGGAGCAGCCTGCGGGTACGTCGCATTTCGAACCACTTCAACGGACACCTCAGTTACAGTGCTTCTTTAGATGCCCTAAATGCCAATGGTCGAACGATAAAAGTGTACAGGGGGCTCCCGGAAGGGGTCCCATTAGTTAATTACGTTACCAATCCGGTGATTGATTATACTATGACTCCTGCACCCGACACCGCTGGCGTCGCGGGAGCCACATCCGCCATTAACATGGATGGTGCACCCACGTGGCTTAGTGGAGCGAGGGACTATTATATCCAGGTAGACCCACCTATCCAGACGGGAGGAAGTATTACCTTAACACAAGTCTCGCTCAACACCCCTGCATCTTCAATTTTTCTGTGGCAAGAGACACTTGCAAGTGACGGATCTCGCAACCGCACAGAGATGAACAACGGTTCTGAATACGTGGAGTTACTCTCAGGCACCTTTGATAATGGTCTAATACGGTTTAAGTGTGGACTCGGCTTGAATTTAAATGATCTCAAGGCAGGGATCATAACTACCTCATCTCCGTCCGACACCCGTCCGAATTACTGGCTCGAGTTCAGTTTCAGCTAAAAATTCCCTTTACTATGTGTGCTATTCTAATACTCGCTTCTACTAAAAACGAAATGACCATTTTTCGCCGCGTGCACCGCTTCGCACACTCATCACACACACCGGAGTCCACCTGCTGCTGCTGCTGCTGCTGCTGCTGCTGCTGCCACTTCGGGTCGGTGCGCGTGTATGCACCCGTGTCTTCCAACATTCACTGATAACAGTTCACCAGAAAAGAAATTCATGCTAGGCGCTTAAGTGTCAAAACACTCTTGCCAGCCGGTGCTATCACGTAACCGTCACTGTTGGGGTTAGAGTTAGGGTGCGTAAATGTAGTATTGTCCTCATTCCTGCCACCTGCAAATCCTGCCACCTGCAATCCAAATTTGTCGCCTTTCCTCAGTTGCAGACGCACTCGCTTTGGTGCTGAGTTGTCTGAGGACTGAGATGTGTTATCCTTTAGCATCGCGTAAGAGATCTGAACAGGGCCGTGACCCACACCGTTCACTTGCGCTTGAAACGCGACACCGATATTATATTCCTCTGCCCCTGAAGCCATTCTCTAGTATCTCTAGAATAATTTAGCTTCGTTTTTATACCACCTAACATTGTGACCTGTCCATGCGTCATTAATTTGGTCCTTTACAGTATCAGAAGCAGAAGCCCAAGCAGAGTTCTTGAACATGTCCTTGAATTTGGAGACGTAATAATTACGTTGTAACTGCACACCACCAAAGACCGTCGACCTGTGAGAAGAATTGTTTGTATTGTAATGAGCTGACCAGCCAATTTCATTGGAGTTGGTAGTAAAATCTAGGTTATCGAATGTTACGTAGGCTACACTCGAGTTGCCATTGTCATTAGTTTCATTCTGGCCTGAGGCAGTCAACGTGTACACTGTATAGTTCGGTACGTTCTGACCGTTGTTAGTTAATTGAGCAAAGATGCGCAGTTTATACGAGCCTCGAGGAAGGTTTGTGAACTTGAACTGAATTGGCAAATTATAATCGTAACCTGCCGTCGCTGCGTTCGCCGAGTTGCCATTTGGATACTGAGAACTGATGATATGATATGGGCTTACAAATAAAATATCTGAGCCCACACTGTAAAGATTACTGGAGATGTGCTGCACGGCACTGTAACTTCGGTAATATTTGCGATAGGCGACGTCGACGTCGTTAATGGTGAAATCAATATCTGAAATTAGCTTGGGGTTGGTTAGGCCATCTTTCAAGTTGGTTGCTGTAAGTACGGCATTGGAAAACGTGTACGTGGACTGGCCTAGGGTTAATTGTGGGTTGACTATATTCCAATACCCGGTGTTGTCGGAGTGGTTGTGTAATAAATATTCAATCTTGTAGCCGGAAGGAGGGCTGCTTCCTGGATTGCGTGATTCATCCGTAGAAGCAGGAACTTGGTAATCAATACTATACAGCTCTGTGGCCTCAGCTGCTGTGTCACCAATGCCGCTAACATCCCAGTTAGATATGTCTTGGTTGAAGGCAGAGCAGCCCTCAAACATTGAGCTCATATCTGTCACACTTGAGACATTCCAGTTAGATATGTCTTGGTTGAAGGCAGAGCAGCCCTCAAACATTGAGCTCATATCTGTCACACTTGAGACATTCCAGCCATTGCCGACGCTATTTATGTCTTGGTTGAAGGCAGAGCAGCCCTTAAACATTGAGCTCATAATTGTCACATTTGAGGTATCCCAGCCACTGATATCTTCATTAAAGTTGGTGAGCCCGGCCCCACTCACTGTGCGATCGAAGAGACCACTGAAGTTCGTCAGGGTGGACTTAAACTCCCAGGCATCCATAGTACCATATGTATTTTGATACGTAGTTGGTTGCGCATACCAAATATCGATAGCATCGATGACCTGATCGCGTGTTTCAAATGGAGCAATTAGCAGCTGAGCAGTGGTTTGAGACCAATAAGTCTGGTTTGCGGTGCCCCAGGCGGCATTAATTGCGACGACGGTATCAACGGGCCAATTACCAGAGTTTAGGAACATATCGGCGAAGTTTACCACATTCTCAACTGTCGAGATACCAGGAGATATGTTCTGCCAATTGTGGATGTTATTCCTCAAACCATCTGGAATGTCCGTGCAGTGCTCAAACATTGAGCTCATGTCTGTCACATTTGAGACATTCCAGCTACTTATGTTTTGGTCGAAGTCAACACAGTCCTTGAACATTGAGCTCATGTCTGTCACATTTGAGACATCCCAGCCCGTTATGTCATGCTGGTTGAGGCCATTAGCGCCCTCAAACATTGATTTCATGTTCGTCACATACTGGACATCCCAAGTAGAGATGTCCCAAGTAGAGATGTCTTGGTTAGAGAAAATGCCTTCGAAGCTCGTCAACCCGGAATCAAACAACCAGGTATTAATCGTACCATATACAGCTGAGGAGGTGGGATAACCGGAGATGGCAGTTATCAGTTGGGCGCGTGTCTCAAACGGAGCTGTTTTCAGTACAGCGGTGGTTTGAGACCAATTACTCGGGTTTGAGGTGCCCCAGGCGTTATTAATTGCGAGGACAGCACTAATGCCGTATTTCTTATCGCCCTTGAACATATCGGTGAAGACGGTTATATTCGATACATCCCACTTTAAACTAATCTGATACAAAGCGTTATCTGATAACAGTGTGTAGTCCTCGAACAATCCATCAAAACTGTCTATGGTGTTAGAGAACTCCCAGTCCTCAATTGGTCCATAATGAGCGGCAGCAGCATTTCGTATATTCTGATTGCTATGCAGAAATTCCGAAACTGCATCGTCCAAGGCTTCTCTAGTCGCAAAATGATTGTTTCCGACAGCATCCGCATAATTGAACAAACTGGCGTAGAAGAAAACGTTGAAGTGCAACTCGTAGATTCCTGCTTCCTGAATTTCGAGATCTTGGACCCCGTTCTCATCATCCACAATGAGATCCTCGCCATCTAGCAGCTTCCAATTACGGAAGACGGTCCACCCGTTCAATTGGTCGGGCAGGCGGTCTGAACTCTGCTGTGACGGATTAAATGTTGTCGCCAAGTCATCGTTCCAAGTGAAGTTGACACTTTCTTCATTGGTTAAAGTGCATATGTGCTTCCGCTCGCGTTGCGACTCTAGGAACTCAGTCATTTTGGTGTTTCTGTCCTTCCAAAAGGGCCTATCAGAGTCAAAGGCACCACTCATCTTGAGGTACTGATGCCATGTAAAATTCGCTACTGCAGTGTACCCAGGCGTGTCATTACCTTTAATCCTTTCGGCGGGGGGAGTCAAACCATCTACGGACTGGTCAACGTACATCTTAATTTCCCTAGGGAACAGACCAAGGTAGTCATAGGATGAGGTTGCTATATACTCAACCCTGTTAAATTGCAGTGTAATTTGATCGAGCTCATGATTCAAAGAGGGCTTAAGTGTGACAAGCACGTTGAGTGGCGGCACGAATGTGCAGCTTGCTCGAAAGGTGCAAGAGTCTTGAGCAAAGACTATGATGTTAGGATTTACACCGTGTATCGTTGAACTAAATCCAATCACCTTCACATTTCTACACTGGCCAGAGGCGATGAATTTCATCTGGAAAGAGGTTGTCGTGCCCGGAGAAGGGTCGCTGACCCCAGTATATTCGAAAGATAAAGCGACGCCGTTAAGATAGCATACTGCGGTGTCACCATCGTACTCCCACCGAATCTTAACAAACGCTGAAAATTGGGCACGATCGCCAATTAAGACGGCCCATCTGTTCAAGCTGTTTGGTTCGAAAGTACTATACACCTGACCATTGTATGACTGCATCCCTATTTCAAGACCCCCACTTTCAAACAGTGTGGTGTGCGCAACAGAGAACGGAATGCTCGGAAAAGTCATTTCACACTCATACGCCAGAGGGACACCTAAAGTGGCTGGAGAGCCAGCCAAATAAATGTTTGATGCAGTGACATCAAACGCCTCCTGCTTCTCGAAGATTAATGTGCTAGAAGTCGTAAAGTACCTGCCGTGTGCAAGGTACTGGCCTAGTTCCGTCGCCGACGTAATGGCCGGTAAGCCCTTCCTTTCTAATGATGTCGCCAGAAGAGTCACTGGCATTACAATACATACATGAGAAAGTTTACAGCCTGACGACACACCACGATTTGTCTGGATGTGTCACGACGGCCCACTCTGTCTTCTCATGTTGCATCCGCAGTAGCTTTGACCTAATCTCTAAACACGCGACGAGCAGCACGGAGTACACCATGATTACTATAGCTGGGGTGATGACCAACACGACGATGTCGATCATATCAATCATACTTTTAGAATAGATTCTAACCAATGTTACGTGATGAGTAACCCACCAAATTATAAGTCTAGCTCTGGTGCGGAGCGCAAGACGAACCCGAGGGTGTCGACGTCGAAGCAGGCTCCGGCGGCCGCCGCACAGCAGCCCCGTGCGACTACTACATATGGCAAACACGCCACGATGCCTGTGCTAGCATCTGACCTGTACGCTGAGGTTTGTCTTCCCGATTTACTAGAGTTTGACCCAGAGGAAATCAAGCTCGACGCCACAATTGTTGCGATCGGTAAGCGTCGCACGGGCAAGTCGTGGCTGCTTCGGAACATCATGTACCTCATGCGGGACAAGATCCCGGCTGGGATTGTCATTTCGCAAACCGACGAACTGAACAAGTTCTGGCAGCAGTATGTGCCGTCAAAGTATATCTACCCGAAATACGAACCTGAGATTCTCGACGCAGTGTTCAAGAGGCAGAAAGATATCCTTAACGATAATTCCCTCACTGATGAGGAGAAGGATAAGAAGGCGCCCTTCTTCATACTGCTGGATGACGTGATCTCGGACCAGCGGCTCAAATACGACGAAAACCTCATGGAGTTGTTCGTTGCTGGGCGTCACTACCGACTCTTTGTGATGATTACAACGCAGTATGCTAAGGCAATTACTCCAACTATCCGTGGTAACACAGATTACGCGTTTCTATTCAAGTGCGCACAGCAGAGGCAGCGCGAGGCTCTGTGGGAGGACTTCGCCGACGCGCTGACTAAAGACGCATTCAATCAAATGCTAGACGCCTACACGGAGGACAATGAGATGCTGGTCGTCGACACCAGCCCCGAGAAGATGGTTGACCCACTGGAGCTATTCGCGTGGTGGAAGGCCGTCGACCCCGGTGAGTTTGCGATGGGCAGTAAGGAATATTGGCAGAGCGCGATGACCGGGGACGACGGCGACGTCCCGCCACAGCAAGGAACGGGCGGGACGTCTCGCCTCGTAACTGTTAAGGACATCATGCCGGCGCCGTTCAAGCAGATGATATAATATTACCCTGGCTCTCTGTGCTTTGTTCATACAGACGAGACACTTAGATTTTTCTAGCTAGTAAACATATATGGCAACTGCCCTCTCTATTCAGGTCGCTGTGACACAAGCCGTCGCCGGCACCTTGATAGGCGCTCTGGTCGAAATGGTTATCCCCAGATTCACCGAAGGCGCTTCCGCGTCAAGCCTAACTTTTGAAGCTCTGGTGCAAGCGGGCTTGACGGGCGCGGCGATTTCGACGATCGCGCCTCGAATGTCTTCATCCGATCCGACGCATGGTATAATTTTCGGGGGAGTTGTATTGAGCGCTCAACCGGACTTTGCGGCTCGGGTTGCGAAGCTAAGCGCGCTAGTGAAGACGATGGGTCTGCAAGCTGTACAGAGAAGCAAGGCACCGGTAGCAGGGGTGTAGTGTCCCAGTTTAGGCTCTTAGCCATCGCCTCCCACATCTTGTCGAGGTGGCGTAGCTTGCTTGGCGACTTGATTAATGGGAAGAACATAGAGAACTTGGGGCATCCAATCGCCTGGAAGAGTCTGCGGAAGACGTAGTTGTAATTGAGAAAGTTCTTGCGGCCTTCCATCTTGAAGGAGTCAAATGGCCGCTGCAGCTCGTGAAACATCGTGTCCAGCTGCTGTATCAGCAGCGGGCCAGGGCATGGTGGTCGTATGTTTGTGAGGCGGTAGATGATCTGCAGCCACTTCTCGATGTAGAGCTGCAGATTCAGAGATCTGAGTACTGTGCGAATCGTGTCCTTGTTGAGAACCTGGTACGTGCCGTCACATAGCTTCTCAGCAATGAGCTGCATCTCGTGGCGCGGGATAGGAGATTCGTGAATGAGGAGCTGACTAATTCGCTCATGCCAATGGTGGATCCGCTTGTAATTGCTTCCCCGAGTAGGCACAAACTTGCCATACATAGTTTCAAAGTATATGTTGCCATTCTGCACCACTCCACAAGCTGTACAGACACGGGATCCGGGGTGTGGAGTACCGGACCCACAGTAGACGAACTCGCCATTGCCGCAGTCAGCACATACGCGACTGTCGCACTTGCTGGCATCTCGATCAACAGCAAGTAGGTGCTCCATGTCAGCAAAAGCAGCGTCCACATCGCCCTGACCACTGACCACCAGCATTGCATGCTTGCCCCGCTGTGCTACTTGCATTGGAAGAAGTGTGGGCGCATTTTCCAAGCTGTCAGAGTGCATGGCTCGGGACTCAAGTGGAACATTCATGGAACAGACCATGTTCCTGTCAAATCACGAGCACGAGGCTGACGAAACTCTCGTGACAGTAGTACGAGATGGAGATAGTGAAGCATTCTGTGTCCAATCCGTATATCCCTACAAAAACGGTTCAGATTGGGAGTGCGCCATTGTAGATGAGCTGACCTCCTGGCTCGCACCGATAAATCTTGTAGACGACATTGGGGAAACTAAGGACCTTCTACAAGTTGGCGATACAATTCGACTCGGTTCCCTTGACTCCAATCATGGTTTGACGGGGTACACTGACTATGTGGTGATCACGGAGATTCAAAAATTCACAAAGGTCCACAATACTACTGGTGAAACAGTACAAATCGGTACCGGTTCATACATACATGATGATTCAAGCACTACACTTTCGGAGAACCGATACATGTACAGAGTCAATAGTACACTTAACGTCACGGAACTTCCAGATTACTTGCCAGACACGGACTCATCAAGCTGGTGGCACAATGGAAACAAAGCAGGAATCACTCTAGCAAACAGGTTTAGTGCAGTTAACAATCACGCTCCAGTGTACAAGATGAACTACCCGAAGACAACCGATCTGAAGCTCACTCTCGATCGTGGGATCGGAACGGTGCATAAAATAACCTTAATCGGGTATCATATTAAGAGCTCAGACTCGGGTCTGTTCGACAGTATAGGGGGTTCACGTAACCAGGACTACTACACGCTGCGAATCAAGGAGTTGCAAGGCGGAGGGGGGTTAATCAGCAACAAGCCGACCCCAAATGGCTGCTTCGCAGTCCTCAGCACCGGTCACTCTGAACACAGATCGACTGGCGCGATTGAGTATGAGATGCACGACCCCGTCTCTGGTATCGCCTCGGCACTAGTGAATTCTTCACAGCCACTGAAAACGCTCACAGTAGAGGTGTTGGACATGAATGGCGAGCTTGCTAAAGTCAACAAACTACATCTGTGGTTCAAGTTGCTCACTACTTCCTGCTGATGATTACTATTTCTGAGGCCAGTGCTGTGAAGCAACCATGGGTATGGATGTGGGAGGTCCTAGTGTTATGAAATTGTATAGCCAAGCCGGTGAGCAGGGTACGCCCCCCGACGTCGGACAAGCTTATGCCAGTGGTCTTGCCGCAGCGGAACTCGCGCACCGATCGCATTACGCCACTCCAGCAATGCCTGGTCAGCAGTATCCACCACCGGGGAGGGTTGGCGCTGGGCCCGGCGATATCCCCATCGACTACAACTTGACCGAGGGCATGCCAGTTAAGTACAGCGTCCCTTCTGCGCAGAAGGAGCGCCTCGCGACGAGGGAGATGGTCCGCGACGCTATTCGACTGTCCGAGAAGAACCAGACGCCTGGCGTTATTCGCACCGACCCAATTACAGATGAGGAGGTCAATTTTGTGAAGAGCATGAAAGATCAGGCAGAGCTTGCGGACCTTGACCGCTACGTGAACATCTTTTTCGACCCACGCAAGCCCGGAAACCTGCCTAAGCTTATGGAGATCTACCCTGAGTTTGTCGACCGTCGCATCCAGCAGACTAAGACGGATTATGAATTTGCACTTAGGTCGCAGATGATCGATCAGTGGGGCGTCAACACATTTGACGACCTCCTTTTCCTATACTGGCGCGATCAGGGCAAGATCAGTGGCCCTAATCTCCTGCGGAAGAAGTCTGTCGACCACAAATACGCTGCTGGCTATCTCTCTCCCTTCCACTGGGGGGTGGACACTGGAATCCATAGCAATGGTGGCGACATTATGCTTCCCTTCGCGTCAGCTCAGCACGGCAAGCGGCCTCTTCCAGGCCAGGCTACAGACTGGTCTTTGCCCGACGGCAGGGATCAGCCACTGTCACTGTCTAGAGGTACTAGGAACTATGCAAGTGCACTGTATGGAGACGAGATTGAAATCTAAACTACTTTCTAATACTGAAGTAGGATCAGATGCAGGCACCAAGTGCAGGGGTCGCTGTAGAGACGGTCGACGGCGTGCGCGGCATGCTTGTCAAAATGGGTCTCGCACAACCGTCCAGCCGCGCGTTCGTCGCGGGGGTCACCGCCGCAGGGCTCCTCTACATCTCAGGAAAGCCAAACGCAGCTTTCCGTGAAGAAGATGGAAGCATGAAACCCTTCAGTCTCATCT